TCGAGTCAATGGAAAAATATTTTTTATCTTCTTTTGGTAGAAGTCTTTTTTCTTTTTCGAGTAGTGTTTTTTATCTTGTAAAAATGAACCTCTTACATTTCTGCTTACATGAAAAATCTTTATGCTTTGTGTTTAGAATGGTTGCCGTTGCTAGTCGTGTTGGTGGGAAGTTGTCTTTCTTGGGACGAAAAACAGTAGTCGTTCGATTTTAGTACAAAAATTATTTTCTGTATCTCGGTCTTTTTTCAGTGTATTTACGAAACTCATTGGTGAGCTTCTCTTGTCGCTTGATAGCTGATGCCTTTGCTTTCTTTCGGCGTGTGGTAGGTTTTTCGTAGTGTTCAAGTTCTCTTATTCGGTCTTTAAATCCATCATTCTCCATCTTGCGACGAAGTATGCGAATTGCTTTTTCAGGTGACATTCCTCTACAATCAATTCTCATTTAGACCCTGCGCTCTTGTAAGACGAATAAGGTCGTTCGCAATATTACATTGATTGTCGACAGTAGCTCTTACAAACTTCTGTACCCATGCCATATCAAATACAAAGTCCTGATTCTGTGTGTTCAGTCCTTGCTTTTGACATTCTATAATCAATGCTTTCATAACTTTTTCTGATATTTCTTCAGACTTTCTCATTCTTGGAAAGTCAATTACTTTATCCATCTTTTCTCCTTTGAAATGTCCATCCTCTTTTGCGAAGATAGTTAACTTGTGATGTTATGGAACCAGTAGAACGAGCCATCTTAGTAGAGAGGTCATCAATTGACATAGTATTATATAAGTCTTTCAGCCTCTGCTTCTCTTTGGTCGTCCAAGTTCCTTTTCTAAATAACATATAAGTATTATATCAAAATTTTAAGCAACTGTCAAGAACTATTTTTAGGAAGTAGAAAATAGTACTTGACTTATGGTTGTAAATTGGTTATAATATATGCAGGAGAAAAAATTATGGAAAGTACAGAAATAATGTTTCTAGTAGTATTACTAGGAAGTATACACACTAGCTATCTTTATGGAAAGCGGGTAGGGATTGAAAACACCATTGACCATTTAGAGGCCGAGGGTATATTAGAGTTTGATGAGTAAGTAGTAGGACGAAGCTAACAAAAAATAATTCTTGACTTCTGGTTTCACTTTTGATATAATATGTATGAAGTAGGCAGAATAGGTCTGCTTACGTTTTATGGTCGATACCGAAAGGGTCGGCATAGTATTAACGAAAGTGATATTAGGAGAATTAAAAATGACGATTGATATTAGTAAATTTTGGCTTGGCATGAACAATGAGTGGTTGTTACACAACACTGATACATCATATCCAAGATATAACATAGTCGAAAACGCTGAGAGTGGCAACTATCGAATAGAGGTAGCAATTCCTGGCTGGAGCAAGAAAGAACTTGAGTTAGTTCAAGAAGAAAACGAACTACTCATCAAGGGGAAAAAAGAAAGAAAACTTGGTGCAACAGAAAGATTTGTACACCAAGGACTCAGTCTTAAATCTTTCGAGAGAAAGTTTATTTTAAATGCGGATTTAAAAGTAGACAGTGTCGAACTAACGGACGGCTTACTAACAATCGCTTTGTCTAGGACTCCGAACTCATCGAGGAAAGTATTAGATATTAATTAATACTCTCTAACAGGAGACAAAAAATGAGATTAGTTCTCAAATTAAGACAAAGCATAATGAAAGGTGATAAAGTAGCATTTAGTAGAATGGCAGAAAGTGCCACTCTTATTGGAATAATGTTAGCATGTGTATATGCAATGATACCTATCATCTAAGTATGCTATCAAGCTAAAGGAGTTATTATGGTAATAGTAAGTTCAGAAGCTTTGGATGTAATAAAAATGCGTATCGCCTCACACAAAGTGTGGGGCGTTCGTATCTTAACGAAAGCTGCTGGTTGCAATGGCTGGAAGTGGGAATTAGACTATGAAGACAATCCGAGCTTTACAGGGGATTCAATTTACTATAATTGTATAGCAGTTGACCCACAGACTCTATCAATGGTCGAAAAAATAGAAATAGATATGGAAACTGAAGGATTGCAAGAACAATTTGTATTCAGCACACCATTATCAACAGCTCAATGCGGGTGTGGAGAGAGTTTTGCTCTTTAAATGCCTTCTAAACAAGAGGAAACATATGAAAATATCAGTAGAGGGTTTATCCCTAATCAAAAAATTTGAAGGCTTAGAATTAAATGCCTACCAATGTGCAGCAGGTGTCTGGACAATTGGATATGGACACACTAAAGGAGTCTTTGAAGGACAAAAAATCACAAAGGCAGAAGCAGATGAAATGCTCGTACTAGAAATGGAAGAATACGAGAAAGCTGTAAATGATGCCGTCACAATTTCAATAGACCAGTGCATGTTTGATGCACTCGTGTCATGGACATACAATCTCGGTCCAAGCAATCTAAACGCAAGTACAATGTTAAAAGTTCTCAACTCAGGGGACTATGATGGCGTACCTGAACAAATTAAAAGATGGAACAAAGCTGGTGGCAAAGTTCTTGAAGGACTTATCAGAAGAAGAAATGCAGAAGCACTTCTCTTTGAAGGAAAAAACTGGAGTGAAATTTAGATTCAGCGAAGAGCTATTGATGCAAGCTGCAGCACATGCTGAACAGAGAGGAATGACTCTTGACGAGTATATAAAAGAGGCTGCAGAATTAGCACAGAAACATAACTATGAACAAAATGAAGCAAACCCTGAAGAAAATTTGGACTAAACTACAAGCCTTTTGGTTTTGGTTTAAAAGTCTATTTATTACTTATTATAGTCTCAAAGTGAGCTATAATGCCACTTGGGGCGACTCAGACGACCAAGAGTTTATAGTCAAGAAGTTTCTTAAAAAGCAACCAAAGTTTATATCATTCATCACAGAGGAAGGAGAATTAGTAGAGATTAGTGGTGCTGATGGACTTAATTACAGGATACAACAATTATGAACCAACTTTATATAGGTATTATAGTAGTACTGGGAGTAGGAGGTTATTACCTATACCAAGAAAACCAAGTATTATCAGCAAATAATGCAGCACTTGAAGGTGCAGTTGCTACGCAGGAAGCAGCAATAAAAAATATGCAAAACGACTTTGCTCTGCAAACAAAACAACTTGGAGAACTTCAACAGAAGTCTCAAGCAACACAGTTAGAAATGAACCGATATTTGGACATTTTTAAAAGACACAATTTAACAAAACTAGCAGCAGCAAAACCTGGTTTGCTAGAACCAAGAATAAATAAAGGAACGAAAAATGTATTTGATTCAATCGAAGAAATTAGCCGCACCATTGATAGCCTTGATGATGGCGTCGAGTTGCAGTCTAATCCCAACTAAACAGATAGAAGTAACAGCAAAACCAATGGATAGACTGATTACTCAGCCTGTACTACCAAGAGAAATAGACTTAAAAGACCCTATGTGGTATGTAGTAAGTGATAAAAATATAGATGAGTTTCACGAAAGATTAACAAAAGAGCATGGACAAGTAGTATTTGTAGCTATGTCTATACCAGACTACGAATTAATGTCCTACAACATGCAAGAATTAAAAAGGTATATTACTGAACTGAAGGAAGTAGTAGTATACTATGAGAAAGTAACAGACCCTGAAGCATTAAACAATGTGGAATAAATTAATACAATTTTTCAAAGACTGGCACTACTATATAGTAATGAATAAAGGTGCTAAATTCTTTGATAAAAACCCAGTAGTTCAAGGACGATTTGAAGAAATTGAAGACTGGTTAGAACACATAGAAGATAGAGTAGCAGACTTAGAAAATGAATGATTTTTTATGGATGCTAAAGCCTATATCAGAAAGAAGATGGAAAATTAGAGAGGAAGCAATCCTCATAGACGCAAAAAGAGCAGGAGTATTAAATGTTCTCAGAACTAAAAGGGTTGTTAATGACTGGAATAGTAAATATAAAATTTACTTCTCTAATCTCAGGTAAAGAATACACTATACCATGTACACTCATGGATAAGTATACAAACTCAAGGGTAAATCAATCTGACTCTGATGTCATTGTTTGTTTTAGACTTGACCAAGATAGATGGGAAGATATAAACATGAACTCCATCGTATCTTATGAAGTCCCAAATTAATGGGCACAGCTTCTTAAGAAGCGGAGAATATTATGTTAATGGAATTAGTAGGCACAGTTACTCTTATAGTAACAATTGCTAGTTTAATCGCGGCGTCAACACCGACACCAAAGGATGATGTATGGATGGGCAAATTCTATAAATTTATAGATATGTTAGCATTGAACATTGGAAAAGCAAAGGATAAGGCAAATGGCTGATGAAAGATTCAGTGGCGATATGTCACGAAACGAAGTAGAAATAGACCTTAATAAGTTTATGTCAATGGTCGGCGAAATTGGCGAGCTAAAAGCTAAAATTATGGAGTTGGAAAACGACAAAGAGCCAGAAAACCCTTACCAAAGATGGATATGGTTATC